CCTCACGAAGCTGTGCAACAGCATCAAACTGTTCTGCCAACGAATCAACCGTGACGGTATCACGGTCTACAGTGACAGAAATATCAAACTTATCACCGTTGTTTGGGTCAGTGTCTGTATCAGTCATGTTGTTACTCTCACTTATATCGTAGTAATCGCTTTGATAGGAATCTGTCTGTGGCGTGTATGTGTCTGTGTTACTGCATCCACAATCAGGTGCGTTGGTATCAGCAGTATTCATGGCGGTGTCTGGTAGGTCACAATCTAATTCTATTGCACGACGTTTAATGCGAGATTCTAATTGGGATTGTGAAATTGTATACCCGCCACTCCCTCTGAGATTCCACGCATCTGTGGCGTCATTACAATTGTTGATTGGATACTTTGGTGAATCGTCACTGTTTTCAGACGGAGTAATGGCATAATAGTCACCATTTTCTCGATAATCGTGTGTGATAGCATCGTTTGTTGGACCACCCCACGATTGTAAGGTACTCATCAAGTGACGCACATAGCAATATGGTTACCAAGAATGTTGACTTGATACTCAGCTGGTTGTTCATCAGTTAACGACCCTGTGTCACCGTCATACGACCCAACACGATGGTTGTAAAACCCAACAGATACGTCAGGATTTGCAGCAATATACTCCTTTGCAGCATCGTTGTTTACAGGCACATACAACGTGTGTTGCATGGACTCTGTGTCAGTGTCGTACATCCCATCACGCCAAAATCCTGTCACATCAGCAACGTCTTTCACAACGCCTGTGTCGGGGTGCGTGATTGTGTGTGGAGCGTTATTAAACGACCACGCCGCTTTCCGTAGTTCAGCAGCAGGTTTCTGCCGCTTTATCAACTCACCATCAACGTTTCGATACAGTTGAATGATAGGCTTGGCTGTTGTAACATTGGGTATTTTATAGAACCTGTCTGTTTCAAATGCTTCTTCATACGGTGGTGCATCAACCTCAACAACAGGAATTTCAGACCACGAAAAGTCAACTGTTGGGACCGAATCAGACGCATCACTATCAGTGGCGTCGTTTGTAACCGTGATCCCATCAGTCTGCACCGACGAAAAAGCGTGTTCAACACGGTCTACTGAGAATATTACGTCCATGCTTGCTGTTTTAAATGTAGTAGTTACAAGTTTTCATCTTCATCTTCATTTGTATCTTCATCGTTCATCCAATAGTTCCACAACGCGGTTGGCAATCGCATCAACATTACTATCACTTAATGAATCTGTAGCGGGGTTTTCAGTTGCAGTAGTAGTTCCTTGCTCCATCCCCCCACCGTTTTGTCCTTGTCGTGGCATCCCCTCAAACATTTGTTTGGCTTCTAACTTTTCTGCCTCAGTCTCACCACCCTGCTGGTGAACATTCAGGGATTCTAAGAACTCAATTTCCTCATCACTGAACTCATCTTCCCAATCAAGTTCAACATCAACCCACTCTTGTTGCAGAATCGTTCGGGCTTCCATTGGGGTGAGAATAAAGTTATCAATACCCTGTGAGACAGTCTGCACTAACCGTGCAGTACGTTCTGCCATGTCAATTTCAGACAGTTTGAACAATGGACCCCACTCGATTTCAAACTGTGCTGTATATGTGTCACCAGTCCGATTATCTTGTAACTGATATGCACGTTCAACAAACTCTTTTATGATCTCAGTTAGCACAATGTTACGGAGTCGTTCAACCATATTGAAATAGTTTTTAATGTCCGTTTCAGACCCACTCACTGTACCAGACTGTGTGCCAAACAACACACTTTTTGTCATTTCATTGTTAGCACAAATCTGGTCAAATAACACATCAAAGTATTCTCGTGGTTGTAATTGGCCATCTGTCTGATAATCTTCAATAGAATACCCATGTGGTGTTACAATTTCACTTTTTGCATTAAGATTATCCATAGATTCAATTGCATTATTGTAATCCTCTTGGTCTGCATCTTCAGGCAACTCGACATGGTACAGTTTTGCAGCATATCTGAATAGTGTCTGCATGATAGCCCAATTTCCTTTCTTTAGCCCCTTGAGGATATTGTACGACTGTAACAATACTGAATCGCCTTCATACTTACCAAGGGTGGGGGCTGATAAGTCACCGTCAGTTGTCGTGTTTACAGACAAATGAATAAACCTGTTTCTATGAAAGAAGGTTACATCATCAGTTGGGTCGGTGTTATCAATCCAATTGGGTTTTCCGATAAGATACCCAAGTGGCTCTTTATACGTTTCTGAATTGGGGTCTGTGTCCATAACAATACCTGTCGGACGTATCTGATACTGGTCATAGTCAAGTTCCTTGATTGGGTCTGCATCAGCATTGGCAGGGATAACTCCGTGAGATGAATCAAACCGTGCTAAATCATCTATTGTGTGAATGGCCAATTTTGCAATGTCATTGACGGTCACAGACGGGTCTAACGGATCTTCCATAACCCCTTCAGAGTCGTCCTCTAAAACGTAATAGAGTAGTGAAAATCCGTCCCGTCGAGCTTTCTGATAGGCATCAATAAACACATCAATGAAGTTTACAGACTCTAAGAGTCCTTCTACATCACGGTTGTTATTCTTTATCTCAAACCCGTGTTTAAACGCATCTGAAACAGGTTTGTCAACAATCGTGCCACCAATTGACGTTCGATACAGCCACCGAATGTCATTAAGCGTTGGCGTGTCAACCAATTTTCGTGGATCAACTTCATCAGATGAATCTGCCAACGTTTCTGTTTGACCATCAGAGCGTCGTGTGTATACCTCAGAAAGCCGTTTGTGTGAAAATGACGTTGAGGCGTCTGTTGTGGCCTCTGGTTCAGAAACGTCAATGTCAAAATCAGCCATGTTCTATGTTAAACGTAGTAGTTACAGTTACTGTATAGACGTTTTATATCCCAGTTCTGTTTTCTGTGTGGATTGATTTGATGGTTCTCGTAGACCCAAATCTGTGTGCCGCAAGCCATGCGTAGACAAATGATTGAAACACATCATCGTTTCTATCTGATAACACCTTCAGTTTCTTTTTTCCATCAGACGTTTCTACTCTGTCTGTATATGGTGCTGTGAGTTGGTCTATCAACTTTGTTCCATTCCCATCACGGTTGAACGTTAGATCGTCTTTAGGGATTCGTATGTTGCCATGTTTGAAATATGCAACCATATTTTCAATCATATGTGTTCGTGCAACTGTGCAGTATGGTGAATCTTTAAAGTTTGTTTCTGCAAACTTGGGTCTATCTTTATCTTTAATATTTCCATAAATTACACCACACACATTATCCCATCCAGCGTCGTTCCAAATATTGTTTCCGTTTTGTAAATCCTCACGTTGTTTGGCACCGTACCCCTCATCGACAGCAACTCTGTCAACATCATAATCACGGATGTATTGTTCAACAATATCTAACTCTTGTTGCTTTGTTTGGTCTGCATTAACAAAATCGATATTGAGAATGTCCATTACTTCAGCATCACCTTCTTGATAAGTTTCAGCGACCGTGATTACTGTATCAGACGCTTGTGGACCACTCCCACCACCCCAATCAACGCCACACGTTACGATGCTATCATCATACTGTCGCCTTCGTTTAAACCCTTCATCAGTGAAGGTTTCTTTGATGTGATCATCGTTAAGCAAGTCGTTTTCAGGCGTGTAAAACTCTGCTAAAACTTCATTTTTAAACTTTTTCTTTGTATATTTCTGTCGTTTAAATTCAATCTTAGTTTCATCGTGAGTGGGAGATGCGTACTGGTCAATGTGCCATCCACGAATCGAATACCCCTGTATCGCCTCAGCACGCTTTCTAAGCGATTTTATTTCATTGGTAAGGGATTGGGCCTGTTCTGTGATAGAATCGTTCTGAGACAAATCTGAAGCGTTCTGAGACGTTTGACGCTGCTCACGTGCCATGCCGTGTAGGTATGCACGTAGTTCATCTGCTTCAGCAATCAACTCAGAACGCTTTTCAGCCATTTCTGTGGGAATGAACTCGTTTGCATCGTCTTGGCTCACCCACGCACCACCATCACCATCTTCGTTTGGCACCCAATCTTTCTGGTCACTCATCTCCCACAATTCATGGAAA